TATACGTATATTATACCATGCCAACAGTCTCTAACACTCGCACACTGCGTTACATACCACACAGCGCAATCGAACAATACCAGCGAACAGGCTGGATAGCGTTGCATCGCATGCATGGTCATCACGGCGAGTATTCGACATTGATGGAAAAGAAAGATGAACATAGTAATACCGTACCACCCCAGGGCGTTACAGGCAGAATTACATCGTAGTTTAGACGAGCATAGATGGGGCGTGATTGTATGCCATAGACGTATGGGTAAGACAGTCATGGCGATCAATCATTTACTGCGTGCAGCGATTATGTGCGCTAACAAGAACCCTAGATACGCGTATTTAGCGCCTACATACCGCCAGGCAAAGGCAGTTGCATGGGATTATCTCAAGCAGTTTGCTGGTGGTATACCAGAAGTAAAGTTTCATGAGACTGAGCTGCGCTGTGATTTGCCTAATGGGGCTAGGATAAATTTACTAGGGGCTGAGAACCCGGATAGTTTGAGAGGGATTTATTTAGACGGCTGCTTTATGGATGAAGTAGCTGACATGCCTGAGAGTGTATTTCCAGAAGTGATAAGACCGGCGCTATCTGATAGAAAGGGTTGGTGTTTTTTCGTAGGAACACCAAAGGGGCAGAATGCATTTTATGAGATGTATGAGCAGGCTGTTATCAGCAGTGATTGGTATACGGCGGTACATCGAGCCAGTGAGACTGATATATTAGATGGCGGTGAGTTAGCTAGCGCTATGGAGACCATGACAGCTGACCAGTATGCGCAGGAATATGAGTGCAGCTGGGTTGCTAATGTGCCAGGTGCTATTTTTGGTAAGGAGTGTCATGCGGCATTAGAAGAGGGGCGCATAGGCAGGGTTCCGTATGATAGAGGGTATAAGGTCGATACATTTTGGGACCTTGGTGTTGGCGATAGCACAGCTATTTGGTTTGTGCAAAGTATCGGCAGGGCAGTGCATGTCATTGATTGTTATGAGTCCAGAGGTGAGGGGCTGCCGCATTATTGTAAAATACTTAATGCAAAAGAATATTTATATGGGGTGCATTACGCGCCACACGATATTGAAGTCAGAGAACTAGGCACTGGCAAAAGTAGGCGAGAAATAGCCTGGGATTTAGGATTAAATTTTAGGGTAGTACCAAAGCTGCCATTAGAGGACGGAATACATGCTGCGCAAATGGTTTTTGGTCGTTGTTGGTTTGATGCAGAAAAATGCAAATCGGGTTTGGATGCGTTGCGTCAATATCATCGAGGGTATAACGAAAAAAATAGAGCCTTTCGTAATACGCCTGTACACGATTGGTCAAGCCACTTTGCAGATGCTTTTCGATATATGTCGATTGGATTACGAGAAACTAGGGCGCTGGGTAAACCGCCGCAAGCGTTAGCGGATATGGATTATAATCCATTTGCAGCATGATTGAATTGCGCATAGCAGACCATAGCGACATTGATGCTATTTTGGAAATAATCGAAGAAGGTAACCAAGAATCACGGTTTGCCGGTGAGTATGATAGCTGGACAGCACGACATTATCTAAAGCATTTTTTAGACATACCGGACGCTGATATTTGCCTTGCTGAGCTAGATGGTGAGCTGCTAGGCGGTGTAATGATGTGTGCCAGCTGGGAATGGTGCAAGCAGCCGCTAGGGTATGTGGTTAAGTTTTGGGTACGTAAAGCAGGCAGGCGTACCCAGGCAGCACGTTTTTTGATGAAATTTATAGATGATTTTGCAGCAGAATATAAGTGCAGCGCTGTGTATGCGACAGCAACAGCGGAGCTAGATGCACGCGAACAAAAATTATTTGAGAATCTGTTTCATAAAAATGGATTTGCAGATGTCGGGGCAACATTAAAAAAAGGGTATAGTCATGGGTAAGTTTAATCCACCATCACCGCCGCCACCGCCGCCACCTCCACCTCCGGCACCACCAATACAGCCGGCATCGACTAAGGCAACTGAATTTACACGCACGCAACAGGCACAGAAAAAAGGTCAGGCAGCTGCTGTGGTTACTGGTGGACAAGGTTTATTAACAGAAGCGCCAACACAAAAGCCTCGTTTACTTGGGCAGAATAAGATGAAAAGCTAATGGCAGAGACAGATAAACGCGCTGCTGCATTGATGAAACGATTTGCATCACTGCAAAACCAGCGTCAAAATTGGGAATCACACTGGCAAGAAGTAGCCGACTATATCGTGCCGCGTAAGGCGGACATAACCAAAAAGCGCACATCCGGTGATAAACGTACCGAATTGATATTTGATGGCACGGCTATACATGCAGCCGAACTCATGGCATCTAGCCTGCATGGTATGCTAACCAATGCAAGCACGCCTTGGTTTGCTTTACGTTTTGGTGATGATAATTTTGAAACAGACGATATGGCAAAGGAATGGCTGCTAAGCGTAACAGATGTAATGTACCAAGAGCTGCACCGCTCGAACCTACACGAAGCAATCCATGAGCTATATAGTGACTTGGTGACATTTGGCACCGCTGTTATGTTCATCGACAAGGATGAGAATGACACGCTGCGTTTTTCTACCCGGCATATTGCAGAATGCTACTTAGCAGAAGATGAGTTCGGCAGGGTTGATACGGTTTATCGTGAATTTCGTATGTCAGCACGCGCCGCTGTGCGACAGTTTGGTGAAGAGAACGTCAGCACGCGCATTGCCAAGACAGCAGAGCAAAACCCTTATGATCAGGTAAAAATCTTGCATCTAGTAACGCCGCGCACAGAGCGCATTGTAGAGCGCCTGGATGCTATCAATAAACCTATAGCAAGTATTTATATCGACCCGGAAGACAAAATCATCTTATCGGAGTCTGGGTTTGATGAAATGCCGTATGTGGTGCCGCGTTTTCTTAAAGCAAGTTTTGAGCATGGCTATGGGCGCAGCCCGGCAATGACGGCGCTAGCAGATACCAAAATGCTTAATAAGATGTCTGAGACAGTGATACGTGCAGCACAGCTGCAAATCCATCCGCCGTTAATGGTCCCAGATGATGGCTTCATAAGTCCAGTGCGTACTATACCAGGCGGTCTCAATTTTTACCGGGCTGGCACTAGAGACAGAATAGAACCGCTGAATATCGGCAGTAATAATCCGCTGGGTAACGACATGCTGGAGCAGCGCCGGACACAGATACGTGCAGCATTCTATGTAGACCAGCTGATACTAGGCAATGCACCTGGCATGACCGCCACTGAAGTCATTCAACGGACAGAAGAAAAGATGCGGCTGCTAGCGCCAGCGGTAGGCAGACTGCAAGCAGAGCTGCTCAGTCCATTGATAGACCGGGTGTATAATATATTGGCACGTAAAAAAGCATATGCACCGGCACCAGAGTTTATGCAGAATAATCAAATAGACATCGAATATGTTAGCCCACTGGCAAAAGCGCAGCGGTCTGGCGATGTACAGTCTGCTATGCAGTTATTTCAGTTCCTTGCACCGCTTATGCAGATTGATCCAAGTGTGGTTGATTATATCGATCTGGATGGGCTGGCATCGCATATTATTAAGGTCACTAACGTGCCGGCTACGGTAGTTAGAGGTCAAAACGAAGTTGCGCAGTTGAGAGCGCAGCGACAGCAACAAATGCAACAGCAACAGCAAATGGAGCAACAAGCAATGGCAGCTGAAGCAGCTGGTAGTGCGGCACCAGCTCTTAGGGCTGTCGAGGATACATCACCAGAAACACAAGCCGCGTTAACTCAGGCATTAGGTTTATGACACCAGAAGAACTGAAAACAGCATATCAACAAACATTTTCAAACAAACAAGGAGACATTGTTTTAAACGACTTAGCACAACGCTGTCATTTTTTCACAACTACGTGGAGTGAGAAAACAGACGAGCTAGCCTACAAAGAGGGTCAGCGCAGCGTACTTTTATTTATTAACAATATGGTGAAGGACGTACCGGCACCAGAACAACAAATAGCAACAACAGAAGAGGAATAAATTATGTCTGAAGATCAGGTAGCGGAAGCTCCGGTAGATGCCGGGCAGGCACCGTCTGAAGCGGTAACAGCATTTAATTTCAGAGACCATATTGATGAATCAATAAGAGATGACCCAAGCCTAGCCACATATAAAGATTTAAATGGCATGGCAAAGTCACTCATTAATGCGCAAAAAATGATAGGCGCAGATAAAATTTCAATACCAGGTGCGCATAGTACCGATGAGGAAAAAGAACAAGTTTACATTAAGCTAGGTAGACCAGACGATGCTGCTGGCTATGAGCTGCAAACCAACGATATTATGCAAGAAACTGATATTGAATGGTTGCAAGATGTAGCACTAGAGATTGGATTAAATAAAACACAAGCAACAACGCTGCTCGATAAATATACGGATTTAATTTCTACTGTAAATGAAACAAGCCAAGAAGATTTGCAAGCGCTAAGCACACAGCGATTTGCAGATTTATCTAAAGAGCTAGGCGGCGATAATGTTGCAACGGAAAAGCTAACAGCAGCAGATGAGGTGGTGAATCAGTTTGCTGGTGAAACAGCAGAAGATGTAAAAGACATTGTGTTGCAAGATGGCACAGTATTAGGTGACCATCCATTATTCTGTAAGATGATGATCAACACAGCGGATTTTCTAGCAGAAAAACTAGGTGAGGATAAGTTTACTGGGCGTGATAATGAAATCGGTATGAACATACAAGACATACACGATGAGATTTCAAAACGTACTGCGCCTGGCACTGCGTATTGGGAAAAACATCACCCAGACCATAATCGAGAAATACAACGCGTTTTAGAGTTGCGTGGTATGATCGAATAGAATCTGTGGATAAGCATATTGCCCCACAGCGCACGCATTTGAGTAATGCCGATTAGCTGACGTAATCAGCAGCATGGTCTTGTTTTTAACAAGATAGCCAAGCGCAACACAATAATCTTAAACTTAAATAAGGAGAACGTGATGTCGTTTGAAATCACAACCGCCTTTGTTAATCAGTTTTCGTCTAATGTCCAAATGCTATCACAGCAGCAGGGCAGTCTGTTGCGTAATGCAGTTGATTCGGAAACAATTAACGGTGAAAAGGCATTTTTCGATCAAATAGGCTCTGTCGCTGCAAGCGAGAGAGGTGATCGGCATACGGACACACCCATTATGGATGTGCCACATGCAAGACGTATGGTCACTATGAAAGACTATCATCATAATAGTTTAATAGATGACCAAGATAAGCTGCGATTATTAATAGATCCAACTAGCTCCTATGCAAAGGCAGCAGCCAATGCAATGGGTCGCAAGATGGATGATGTTATTATATCAGCATTATTGGGAACTTCCCTTACTGGTAAGACAGGAAGCACATCTGTTACATTGCCATCAGCACAAAAAATTGCACATGGGTCAGCTGGTTTGACTATTGCGAAACTTGTTGCAGCAAAGCAAAAACTCGATGAGCAATCCGTTGATCCATCCATACGGCGTTATATTGCTGTGTCACCAAAACAGATATCTGATTTGTTGAATAACACAACAGTAACAAGTGCAGACTTCAATACGGTCCGTAGCTTGGCTACCGGCTCTTTATCATCATTTGTTGGCTTCGATTTCATTGTAAGTAATCGTCTGACTACTGATACCGATGGTAATCGTCAGGTTATTGCTTGGGCTGAAGATGGCTGCATGATGGCAATCGGTAAGGACGTAACAGCTCGCATTGATGAGCGTCCTGATAAATCATACGCAACGCAAGTATACTACTGCGCTTCTTTCGGGGCTACCCGGATGGAAGAAGTCAAAGTAGTTGAAATTGCATGTACAGAATAGAAGGAGACTAAATAATGGCTACAGTTTATTCAGTACAACGCACTAACTCGCGTGCTAATCCTGTTGTTAAAAACAAACCAAACGAAATGTCCGGCAGAGTACGTGTTGCACATGGTGTGTATGAAGCAAGCTCACTTGCATCTGGTGATGTGATTGAAATGTTTCTACTACCAGACGGCGCACGATTGCTTGAGGGTTCATTAGCGCATGATGCGTTAGGTGGATCAACAACATTATCTGTTGGTTTTGGTGCGCATAACAACGCAGCTGGCACAGCTGTAAGTGCGTCAGCCGCTGCCTACAAAGCAGCTGCTGCATCTACATCCGCACAAAAAGTTGATATTATGGCAACCCTAGCATTAGGGTCCGGCACAGAAATCGATGCTGATGCAGATGGACAACCACTTACTGTCACGATGGGCGGTGCTGCTGGCACTGGTACTATCGAGGTAACAGTTAAGTACGTTCTTGACTAAATAGCAGGGCAGCTCCGGCTGCCCTTCTTTTTTTATGGAGTAATTATGACAGCAGCAGTTGACCTAGCTAATAGTGCCTTAAACACGCTGGGCGCTACCAATATTACCGCACTTACAGATGATACAAAGACAGCGCGTATTGTAAATCAGCGCTATCCATTCGTTCGTGATGCAGTATTTCGAGCGCATCCATGGAACTGTTTAATTAGCCGTGTTGCATTAACAGCAGATTCCGCAACGCCTGTTTTCGGATATACCAAGCAATTTAGTTTACCTAACGATCCATTTTGTTTGCGTGTTTTGCGCCTAGAAGAAATGGACACAGTGTATCGCATCGAAGGACGCAAACTGCTCATCAATGCAGATAGCGTCAAAATTGCGTATGTAGGTCGGGTCTTAGATGTAAACCAGTATGACACATTATTGATGGAAACAATCGTGGCACGCCTGGCAGCAGAGGTATGTTTTAATCTTACAAACAGTAATACATTAACTAGCCAGATGAACCAGTTGTATGAGCAAAAATTGTCTGAGGCACGGTTTGTTGATGCTACAGAGGGAACACCACAAAATTTAGTAAACCAAGACTTCCGCACATTTAACGAATCTGATTTGTTTATTGCAAGTAGGTTCTAATGGCTAAGATTACGGCAGCTAAACAGAACTTTACTGCTGGAGAGCTATCTCCTCGCCTTTTTGGGCGTACTGACCTGGGTCGGTATGACAATGGCGCTAGTACTATAGAAAACTTTCTGATACAGCCACACGGCGGTCTAACGCGCCGTCCAGGCACGCGGTTTATTAGAGAAACAAAAGACAGTACAAAAACAAGCAGACTGATACCGTTTCAGTTCAATGTTGAGCAAGCCTATATTCTTGAGTTTAGTGAGTATTGTTTCCGCATCTACAAAGATGGCGGTATTATTGTCGATGGCTCATCGAACCCCATTGAGGTAGTACACCCATATGCTGAAGCGCAGCTAAGTGGTATTAAGTTTGCGCAAACCGCTGACGTTATGTATTTGGTGCATCCAGAATTTGCCCCAAATAAAATTACGCGCACAGCTCACACTGCTTGGACTATTGAAGAAGTAAACCTTAAACGCGGTGCAATGGGTGATACTAATTTAACAGACACAACAATTACAGCTAGTGCTAGAACTGGCACAGTCACCCTCACAGCTACCGGCGATATATTTACACAAAGCGATGTAGGTCGATTAGTAAAAGTGCATGAGGGTTTTGCAAAAATATCTGAAGTGCATACGGAGATGGTTATTAGCTCTGCGAGTGGCACGTTTGCTGAAGGCAATACAATTACTGGTGGCACAAGTTCTAAAACAGCTGTGTGTGTTGTAGATGTACAAACAAACACGCAAACTTTTACTGGCAATACTAATAATTCTAATATTGGGACAACTGGTATAAGTGTTGCTATTACAACTACTGCAAGCAGTTATACAAATTTAGGTTCACGCAGCAACAACCAGACAAACACGTTTCCAGCTGGTACAACGCATGTAAGTACAACTGCATCGTCACCAGGTGTAACATTTACTAGTTCGAGTGGTTCGCAATTTACCGGTAGTTTTAATAGCAGCTATGGCAAATATTCTGCTAACTGGATTGTTGGTGGTGCTGGTTATGTTTATAATGACGGTAATTCTGGCACGACACTTACATTTTTCCGTTTTAATGCAGCAACAAGCAATCTAACATTCACAAATACAACTGGGTCTAGCATTACAGTAACTATTAATGGCTCTAGCCAGACAATATCAGCTGGTGGCACATATGTGCTTACTGGGCAAAGCACAAGTAACTGGTCACTTACATTTGACTTTCCTACTACCAGTAAACTTTTTTTGAAAACAGTAAGCGGTATATTCACAATAGGCGAGACAGTCAGCAATGGTAGTGGCGCTACCGCTACTGTAGATAGTGTCTCATATAATAATAGTCCGACAAGCGTAAGTGCTGTAGTACAAGAGCTAGCAAACGGCGAGGTAGAGTTAGCGCCATTTTATCAATCAGACACAATCAGTTTTCATGAAGGTGACCCCGATAGCACTGGCTTAGAGCATAATGACCGCATACAAGATACTGCCGGTAATTTTGTTGTCGAAGGGTTTAAGGTTGGACAACTAATAAAAGTAACAGGTTCGACAAGTAATAACTTTACCGGACTGCTAATTGTTGATGTGACAGATAATGTTATAACACTTGCACCAGCGGAAGACTTGGTTACAGAAGCAGCCGCAGCTGGACATACAATTCAAGGAGAGTTAAACGCTGATAATAATTGGCAGCTAGGTGCGTTTTCTCAAACAACTGGCTTCCCACGAACCGTTGCATTTTATGAGCAGCGGCTTGTGTTTAGCGGCACTCTTACGCAACCACAAACAGTATTTTTTAGCCAATCGGGTGATTTTGAAAACTTTGAGCGTGGTACGGATGCAGACGATGGATTGGTCTACACGATTGGCTCTAACGAAGTAAATGTCATACGATACTTGGCGAGTAGCCGGCAGCTTTTGATAGGTACTAGTGGCGGCGAGTTTGTTGTGCGTGCATCTGGTTTCGATGAACCATTGAATCCAACAAATACGCAAATCAAACGTCAAACAGTGTATGGCGCAGCTGATGTGCAACCATTACAAATTGGACAAGCTGTGCTGTTTCTACAGCGTGCTGAACGTAAGTTACGTGAGCTAGTATTTAGCAGCGATGCGGATAGTTACGTAGCACCTGATATGACGATACTAGCAGAGCATGTTACAGAAACTGGCATAAAAGAAATGGCGTATCAGCAAGAGCCAGATTCTGTTGCCTGGTGTGTTCTGAATAATGGCACACTAGCATGCATGACGTATCGCAGAGAAGAGCAAGTAGTTGCCTGGCATCGTCATAGTTTAGGCGGTACAGCTGTAGCAGTAGAGTCAGTTGCAACAATACCAGGCACGCAAGAAGACGAAGTGTACTTTATTGTAAAACGCACGATAAATGGCGCTACAAAACGTTATGTAGAATATTTAAGAAACTTTGATTTCGGTAATGACGTTAAGGATAGTTTTTTTGTCGATAGTGGTCTTACATACTCTGGCAGCGCTGCCAACACAATATCCGGTCTTGCTCACCTTGAGGGTCAAACGGTTTCTATCTTGGCTGACGGTTCTACCCATGCGCAAAAAACGGTATCCAGCGGTGCTGTCTCGCTAGACGTAAGCGCGACTAAGGTACATGTAGGACTGCCATTTACAAGCAGTATAAAAACTCTGCGTGTAGATGAGGGTAGTCGGCTAGGATCAGCACAAGGTAAACTTAAACGCATATCTGAAATCACTGTGCTACTGGACCGTTCTGTTGGTTTAAAAGTAGGCACAACAGATAGCGATCTACAAGAAGTAAGTTTTATTGATATAGGCTCGACTTTATCCACACCTATCCCATTATTCACAGGGCAAAAAACAATCGAGTTTCAAGGTGGTTATGATATTGATGCGCAAATACTAATTAAACAAGACCAACCCCTGCCAATGAGTTTATTGGCGATATTCCAAACCTTAACAGTAAATGATGTGTAACTATGTGGCAATTTTTTGCAGGAGCCGGTGTATCACTGCTAGCTGGCAACGCAGCAGCTAACGCAGCAAGCGCAGCTGGGCGATATAACAAACAAATAGCAGACCGCAACAAACAACTGCTAGACAGACAAGCAGAACAAGCTGTGTTCCGTGCTGGTCAAGAGGTGGTGCGGTTTCGTGAAAACTTTTATGATTTGCAGGCAGCAAGCGCAGCAGCATTGCGTTTCAATGGTGTTGTTGCATCCAGTGGCACAGCGTTGGATGTACTGCTAGATAATGCAATGCAAGCAGATGCACAGATTGCAGCTATACAATATAACGGTGTTGCAGAAGCGCGTGACCTCCGACAAGAGGGCATCAACCAGCAGTTGCAAGGCAACATTGCACAGCTCGAAGCAAATGCCCAGGCTTCTGCAATCAGAGCAAGCACAGCTACATCGTTATTCAAAGGCAGCATATCAGCCTATGATGCAGGAATGTTTGTTTAATGAGAGTGCCAAGTTATAAACAAGAAACAGGGCGTACCAGTAAAGGCACTGGACGAATGCTTACTGCACAACTCAATCCTAGAGCAATGGCAGCACCTATGCTTGCTGTGCAAGATGCAGGCAATGCGCTTATGGCGTATGGTGTTGAAAAATACAAAATACAAGTTGATACGCAGATCAACCAGGCAACTAATTATTTATTATCAGAGCTGCAAACACTATCAGACGAAGCAATTTTTTCTGTTGGTGATCCTATTGTTGCGGAAGATAAAGCGAAAAAGAAAATGGAGCAGCTAGTTGTAGATGTAAATAACGGTGCAAAGTTTCCAGGCACAGAACCATTACTTACAAATAAAACAGCTAAAAACCAATTTACGGCTAACAGTTTCAAATTGTTAAATGAGCAGTTACGGCAACTGCAAAAAGATAATTTTGAAAATGTCAAAAACCAAAAAATTACAAATATGGATACGGTTATAGAAAGATCACAAGACATTATTTCTAATTTATCTAGACCATTTGCAGAACGACAAAGTGCAATGGAAGATATTTTCAACCCAGGATATGGTGCCATTGCTAGTGGTATCCGTGATAATCTTATAGACTCCAAGGGTAGCGCCACACGTATCGATGAAGCATATGACAACATTGTGCGGACTATAGCAGATCGATATATGAGTTCTGCACCAGATCCACAAGATGTTGCGCAAGCAATAGAAGACGGTACGGTGCCAGATGCGTTTTTCAATATGGCGTTTCAAGAGTTGCCGCCAAAAACAAAACAAGCTGTCATAAAAGATATGTTTACTATTGCAAAAGCACGCAATGACAGGGCTGATGAAGAAGCAGAAAAAATAGAACAAGCGCAAGAAGATATATATAAAAGCGATTTTGCCTTTATCATGAATCAGGGTGATGTAAACCCAACCGAAGCAAAGGCACGGTATGAAAAGCTAAAAGGCGCACATTGGTTTGATTCGAAAACATTAAAAGAAGCAAAGGCAGTTTTGAACATTGATCAGCCTGTCGCGAAGACAGAAAGTAGCGTTGAAGCTGTGCAAGAAGCTGAAATGGCAATCATAACCAATAATTTTAATATCGATGTATACGAGCGATTAAAACCAGATTTAAGTCCAGCTGATAGAGCTAAATATTTAGGCGAACTAGATAAAGAGCGCAAAGAGGGGTACGGCGTAGCTAGAACCAAAATTGCTAATGCTATGGGGTATATCGAAGGCGTAGCTAATAACGATGAGCTGGGTTATGCGTCAGGTACGTTATACAATACAGCTGTGTCACGATTACAAGAAAAAATAGATGAGCGCGATAAAGCAGGCACTATGACGAGTTACATGCAAATGCAAACGCTAGCGGAAACTGTCATCACTGATATGCAAGAAGAAACAAAAACCATGATAACGCAAGCGCTTATAAGTCAGCTTAGTAATATGACAGAATTGACCAAAAGAATATTCGGTGATGGTTTTGTTGTAGACCCAAATAGACCAATTGGGAGCGCATTAGACGCAATAGCAGAGCAAAATAGGATTGCGCCAAATGCTATCAGATTTGGTAGGGCAGCAGAATTAGAAGATTTAAGAAGAAAATTTGGAATTGAGTAATGGATTACGAAACTGAGTTATTAGACGCGCATTTCGAAGCTGACGGTAAAAGGGCGCTAGATAGGCATATAAGGACAATAGAGCCGCCTGGCATGCTATCCGGCGGTGTTCCTACCATGACTAAAGAAGAGAAGTCTGAGCAGCTGCAAAAGCTAGGCACATCTATGGTAGAAGGTGCAGCGACAATAGGCGAGATAGGAGTTAGAAAATTAGCACAAGAGGGGTCTGAAATACTTACAGACCAGCTGCAACAGACCGCAGATGTATTTACGCAAACAATACAAAAGCCGGATGGCAGTGATATTGAGGTTATTGTACCATTAAATGAAGTACCGCAGCTGCAAGATGCAAGTGATTTTGAAAATTTTGCAGGAAGCATTGTGCAGTTTATGTTGGGTATGGCAGTAGCGCCAGGCGGCATGTACACAAAAGGTGCAGCATCTGCTTTTATGTTTGATGAAAATGAAGGTGACATTGCCGGCATGTTGAATGATGCTGGCATGTTGCCAGGTGTTTTAGAGTTTCTAACATCAGATGCTGAAGACCGTGACGCAGAAGGTAGGATGCGCCAGCGCTTAATGAACGTAGCACAAGAAACAGCGTTAGCTGGTTCTGTTGATCTGGTGGTCAGAGCAGCCAAGCAATTGAAACGAACACCTGATGCATTAGATAGATTTGCTACAGCTGTGAGTAATAAATTCATAGCAGCTGGGGATAGAGCAGACGCACGTATAGCGGAGCGTGCAGCAGATAAAAGCGTAACATTAGGTAGTGGTGTAGATATAACTGTAGGATCTGACGCTGTATTGTCAGCCATTGGCAAGCTATTACGTACAGATGAAACAAGCATTTTAGCAAAAGATGCAAAAAAAATTCCTATCTCTAAAGTACGTAAAGCCGGGTTTGAAACAAAAGAACTGGCAGCTGAAGCAGCGCAAAAAGAAGCTGACCGCATCATTGCGCTTTACCCAGAGTCCGAAGGCTGGCTACGCCCAGAGGTGCAAACACAAAGCACAAAACCGTCATTTAGTATTGATGACGAAGGAAAGATAAAAATAAGATTAAAAGAACCTGCATATGCTTTTCATATACCGCCAGAAGGCAAAGATATAGCGCAGCATACAACTGATTTGACAAATAAACTCGTTACTGATGTTGGCGCTGTATTACAACGCGCTAAAAATGGTGACCAGGCTGCTGTTGATATTATAAAACAAGCAAACTGGTATCGTTCTATGCGTACACGTTTACGTAAAGAATTTGGCGGTTTAGGAGATGTGTTTGCTGATTTAGTTGGCGCAACGTCAGCTAATACAGCGGTGCAGCAAAATTATGATAATGCGCTTATTGCTTTACGTAAATTTGTACGTGGTGATTATGATGAAGCTATAGAGATATATGCAAAACGTGTTGAAGCTGGTGAAACCGTCAGCCCACAAATACTGAATGCTTTGAACAAAGATGAAACAGATCCGTTTTTCCTTATAGCAAAAGATAGCGGCGCTGTTTTTGGCACGAATAGCCCTAGTGCTACAGCTGCTATGCTGGATATGTTTCGACAAGTAAAAATGGGTAGCGCACCCAAAACTAAAAATTTTACTGGTAATTTGATTGGTTTCGGCAAAGATGCCACAATTGATGTTTGGGCAGCAAGATACTTACGTGATGCAGCTGGGCTACCACGCATAGCACCACCGTCAGAAAAAGCAGTTGCTGGTAAACATTTAACCGGTAGTACTTTAGACAATCCAAGAATAGGCTCAGAGTTTGGTTTTGGTCAGAAAGTATTTGATGCAGCTGCAAAACTTCTAAACGATGCTGGCGAAATAAAAGAAGCATATCCTGATGTCGGTGAATTAGGCGCA